TATGAATCTAAACCAAATAAAAATAACGTTTGCTCTTGGAAAAAAATATAAATATTATTATTATATTATAAAATGAATATAATAATTAAAAACGACAATTTCAAAATAGGACAAGGTCAACACGAAAAGGACAAAACATCATTTACGATTTTTTTTGACTGTTATAATGAAGCATTGATTAAATCGATTGCGAAAACAAAAATAATATTGGGCGCGACGACGACAGAGAAATACAAGACGTTATCATTTAAAGCGTCAAGCGTTTTGACATTTTCGGATTTTCAGCGAGATTTGGAACGAGAAAATAAAATAAACAAACTTACTTATAATTTACTTTTAAAAATGACGCATAATTTAGTAACTCAACTTAATTATTTAATTACGCATTTTTCCAAGACATTTTTAGGTTTTTCGCCCAAAAATTTAATTGTAATTGATAATCAAAAATTTATTTATTTATGTGATGAATTTTTATTAGATATTAAAAATGATGAAAAAGAAAAAGATCAATTATTAATAACCTTTCCTTTTACACCTGAGGATTTTTTTTGGGCTCCAGAATTATTACAAATAAAAGAATTGCCATCTTATGTTCATTATAAAGCATCATACTTTAGTTTTGGTTGTTTATTGTTACACGGATTATTAGGAGAATGCAATTTCATTGATTTGAATGAAGAAGTCAAATTACGACAAACCAAATTAAAGCAATTATTGAATGCTCTATTCATTAAAAATACAAAGGTATATTGGTTGTTAGAGAGATGTTTAGTTGAAGAACCAAAAAATAGAACTATATTATTTGTTTAATTTTGTTTTGTTTTGTTTAATTTTGTTTTGTTTTGTTTTTAAAAATTCGATTTAATTATCTTATAATATGTTATATATGTCATTAACTGCTTTTAAAAGAAAATCGGTCATTCAATATGGTTCTAAACGCTCTGGTAGCGCTCCCGGAGGTGTTTGGCTACCACAAGGACCTTTCGGTCATGCTACATTAGCTTTACAAGAATCGCTGCAAACATACGGTCCAGTTGGGTTTTCCATAAATGGTGGACGTAGAAACGTGGGTTATATCGGTAAAACATATGGAATGTCTAAATCAGGTACTCCGTATAGAGGAACACATCCGATTGGTTTTGGCGGCACTTATGGTACGTACCCGTCGGCTACATTAATCGGAGAATATAGCGGTGCGGTTCCTAATGCCGGAAGTAAACAAGCTGCTGTCCAACCTGTTCTTAACTCTAGAGAAGTCAATACAAAGGGCACCCAATATATTTATATTAAACCGTCTGTTTTATCAACCAAGGGCATGTTGGAGAAACGATATAAATGGATTAATAATGGTCAATTTCCGAATGCGTGGGTTCAACCTTTATACACTGGTAATCAAGTTGATACTGGTAGTCAAGGTTTATATATTCAAAATTTGGCTTCAGCAAATGTTTGTAATTTGAAAGTAAATAATGTTGGCACATATCAAGATTTTACTGTTCAATCTGGTCCTACATTATGTACTTCTGGAAGATCAACTGCTAGATTTAAGTTTAATGATATGGCACGTAATGCTCCTTATACTAAAACACTTTATCAACCAGTTTCATATGGTCAATATAATTTGAATTTGACACGAGGCTGTAATAACCCGATTGGTCCTCAAAAACCTTTCCCTTATGCTGTTCAAACTGGTACTGGTATTAAACCTAGTGGTACAAGTATAATTAGTGTTGGTAGCTCATGTGGCACATCCAATTACTATTTAACTCCTCCTAAGTGGTATACTACTATTCCTGAAAATCAAAAACGAATTCCAGTAGTAGTGGATAAAATTGGATTAACCGGTTTTTAATCAAAATATTATAAATATAAAAATAAAATATAAATTATAAATATAAATATATAAAACATTTTTTATATATTTATTAAGGAAAATGGTAACAAAAGGAGCATTCGGATATGTAATTGGTAAAAAAAAACGAATAATGTCAGTAAATGATGACGCCGATTTACTTTGGCAAATATTGGTTAGAGAGATATATGTATTAATGAAACATTTTAAAACCAAAGAAGAGTTACAAAATGCGTTTGAAAAAATTATTGTAGCGAAAAATAAACCAAAAGCGGAGCAAATAGATCATTGTAAGTGTTTCACGGATTTTCACGATAAATGTGAATTAAGTTGGAGTTCTATATTGAGACATTGTCAGAGCAGTTTCATCAATATTTTAGAGGCTGGTCATATTTTAAACGAAAAAAATGACATTCAAGATGGTCACATATTTTTACTAGATTTTAATAAAGGCGAAGTAGTCTATTATTTTAAAGATTACAATGGTAAAGATAATGAAATTGACAGCGCAAAAATAGAAGAAATTATGATGTTTGATGAAATGCCGTCAAAAAGTTATACTGAAATTGTTAGTGAAATGCGTGATGTGTTTTCTGTATTTTATGAAAATATTACAAGTGTACGTAATGAGATTGACAAATTGAATAATTTGTTAGTTAAATCAAAGCAACAAGGTGCGGCGAATATACAAGAAAAAGTAGATAAATTATTATATGAAATGAAAATGGAAGAACAAAAATTAAATATTGGTCGACGTGTTTTTTATAAAAGATTAAAAGCGTTGGATTTAATTGTAGAGGATCCTAATTAAATTATAAAATTAAATAATATAAACATTTTGTTAGTTATATTATTATATTTGTATGATGGCACAATTTTTCAATAATAGTAATAGTAATACTAGTAGAAGTATTGACACTAATGTAATTAATAATTTACTTAATAGTCATTGTGAAAAAGTAATGTTATTAAAGTTATACTTAGATACTAACGATGAAAATTTAAAACATACCTACATTAATGCCGCAAGTATTCATAATAATAAAATTATACAATCTCCTCAACATATTGATGCCGGGTTTGATTTATATGCTCCAGGAAATGAGGGTGAAGAACTAAATACATATGGCAGCAATTTGCGTTTTTTTGGTCCTGGTTGGAATGATAGGAAACCTGTGAATAAATTGAACTTTAAAGTGATGTCCTCTGCACAGATGATTACGGACAGCGGTAAGCGTTTTAATACGGGTTACTATATGTATCCTAGGTCATCATTGTCAAAAACACAATTACGTTTGGCGAATTCCGTTGGAATTATTGACGCTGGTTATCGCGGTCATTTAACTGGAATGTTTGATGTGGTAAATATTGACAATAATATCGATAGTGATAATGGTGTTGTTGACGATAATATTCAATATAATAGAAATGAAGCGGATTTTTGGGGTAGAAAGTTTGATAGATACGTACAAATTTGTGCGCCTGGTTTAGTCCCCATTTTAGTCGAAATTGTGGATACAATGGAAGAACTTGGCGAAGAAACGGCAAGGGGTGGTGGAGGATTTGGGTCTACGGGTCGTTAGAAAAATGTTCGATTCTTGATAAATAACTATAAAATAATATAGTTATTTATTATGAATATATCAAAAAATATAAAATCATTAATTAACGACGAAAATAAAACAATATTAATTGGTATTTTTACAATACTAATATTTGTGTGGTTAGTTATCTATCTAATTCCGTCGTTTTTTGTTTCTCTCTTTGACACATTTTTAGGAAGGATAATATTATTATTTTTAGTAATTATTATAGGGTTAAATAATTATAAATATGGTTTGATGTTGGGGTTATGTTTAATAATATTTATGCGATTTGTGGATATAGTTAGGATTAAGGGTGAAAAAGAAGGTTTCGGATTATCGCAAAAATCAACTTTTGATTTTTTAAAAATACAAAACACGATTAACCCTAAAATTGTCTTTGATATGGAGCACATTAAAGAACAAGCAAGTCAGGATGATTTGAATTATTTTTTAGAAAATGGTATGTGGCCTTGGTCTCAAAATACAATAGATATGTATACTGAAGCTGTTAAAAGAAACCCATTTATAAGAAGACATGCGCCCGATTCAGTTAATTATACGAGGAGAATTTACAACGAAGCGGCTATTTTACAATTATTATTTATGGAATCCAAAGAAGGAAATTTTGTAATATCTGGAGCGCAAATCAATGGTGGTCCTAAAAATGAATTGGAGGATTTACCTAGTGGATTTGGTGAATTTGGATACAAATCTGGATTAATAAAACATAGGAATCCTGTAATCAAGTGTAATATTGATGAGGATAGTGGGACTAATTCTTTAGAAAAAACAGTATATACTGGCAAAGGTGGCATTTTTGGCGAACAAACGAGCATGACAAGTGCTGTAGATTATAATGATTTGGAAAGCGAAATACCTGGGTTTAAATTTGTAAATGGTCCTTGTAATCCATGTAATGCGTTGAATTTTCCTTCTCCTGATTATTCGTGTAAGTATACTTTGGATTTTGAAAAAAAGAGTTATTAAGATTTTATTATGGTTTTAGCATTTTTTTATACTCGTATATTATAACAATGTCTGAAAAATTTGATGTTAATATAATTGTACATGAGGATGTGAATTGGGATTATAGTAAAGAGTTTAGTGATTTTTTTCCGGTTACTTTCGATACTTCCATATCAGAATTAAAAAATAAATTAGATGAATTTTTTGAAAAAAAAGGTGAACGAATCACTTTTTTTGAGGCTGGACGAGATGGAACAGTTTTTAGCGATAACATGGACGCAAAGTTAGAAAATTTCAAAGATAATTATATATTATCTCCGGATAAGCATGGGAAAAATAAATATTTTAATGTTGCTGTTGATCTTGAACCTTTTCCTACAAAAGCGGGTGGACTAAGAAGAAGACGAAGAACAAATAAGAAAAGAAAAGTGGGGAAAAAAAGAAGAACAAATAAAAAACGAAGGGTGTATAGAAGAAAATAAATCAAAGACAAAATTTATATCTAATTGGGTTATAAATTTTTTTATATTTTTATATTTTTAAATTTTTAAATTTTTAAATTTTTATGGGGTCAGCGAATAGTTTACCGATTTTTCTTCGTTGTCGTCGCTTATATAAAAGTCATTATCTGCTTCTTGGGTATTAATTGTCCGCATTAAGTGGGTAGCCGTCGGCGTTAAATATGGTGTGTCTTCAAAGTTTGAAACTAGATAATCGTCTTCGTTCATAGGGGTTATTTCTTCATCCAATTTAAACATTTGTAATGAATCTGAAGAACTGCTGTTGCTTTGTCGTCGTAATTTTGTTGGCGACAAATTACCTTCATCTATGTCAAACGAAGTAGACGCAAACCTAGTGGTAGGTGTTGTGTTTACCGTATAACATCTTTGTGTTCCTTGTGATGTTTGTCTTGCGCAACTAAACATAATTCCATACGTACTTCCAAATGTTTTGCGCGTAATATAAATATCGTCGCATAAATTTTTTATGAATTTCTTATCTTTTATATCTTTCTCATCGCTTACAGCCTTTATATCATCACTTATGTATTTTTTCATTTCATTAAATAAATCATCCATACGTTTTTTGATTTCTTTTATTTGTTCTTTCATTTCTTCTTTATCACTTTGTTTATTATTAAATATATTGGGTTCATCATTGTATTTTTTTTGTTGTACTTGTTTTGCTTCATAAAGCAGCTCCATTGTTCTTTGCCTAAAATTATAAGGCGCAAAATATATTTCATCATCTTTATTTACTTCCTTTTGAATTACATGTAAAGAATTGATA